CTGAGGCCGAGCTTGAAATAGCTTTGACTGAGGACATGCAGCCTGTCAGCTGGTTTGCCAAAATGGCATGGTTTAGATGCAAGCTTGACGTAGTGGTTATCAAAGGCCAGCAGGGTAATTACTACGACTGGAAAACAGGGAGTAAAATAAAAGATGACGTAGATCAGCTCAAGATCGGCTGCTCAACCCTCGCCATTGTCCGCCCGGAGCTTGAAAATTTCACAGGTAAGCTGATCTGGACCAAGCACGACACAGTGACAGGCGGCTGCGATATGACGCGGGCTGATACTCAGGACTTTTGGTCGAAGACTCTAGGTCGTGTAGATCGCTTGAGAAGAGCTTGGGAGACTGAAACTTTTCCGGCTAGATCCTCAGGGCTTTGTCCCTGGTGTGCAGCCTATAGCGAGTGTCCTTATGCCAAAAAAAGATGAAAATTGGGTCAAAAAGAAACTAAAGGAAATGCTTGATGGCCTCGGCGCTTTTCACTTCCCGGCATCAGCAGGAGCGTTCAGTGTTGGAGGAATTTCAGACCGACTAGTCTGTTACAAAGGAAGGTTCATCGCCATTGAAGCCAAGCGACCAGGGCGCAGCGGGGAAGTGAATGAAGGGCTGTCAGGACTGCAAGTGAAGTTTGGCAAAGATGTTGAAAAAGCAGGAGGGCTATTTTTTGTTGTAGATGATGTGGAAAGCATTGAAGATGTGAGAAAGGTACTTTTAAGTTTATGACCGCTCGCGTTATTAACAACCACTATGTACTTCCTTCCCGTCCACAGCTGAGGGCAATTTTCCCGAACTATAGGGAAGCGGTTGTTGGAGGGCAGACCTGGTGCGCTATTCCTCAGTCGCTGGATGCGTCCAGGATGCTCAACAACATGGGCATCAAGACACCTTCTCCTATCCGTACTCAATACGACTGGCCAGGACGATTTAAACCGAGGTGGTATCAGGTTGACACAGCCGAGTTTTTCACGTTGCACCACAGGGCGCACTGCCACAACTCAATGCGGACTGGTAAGACACTTGCGAGTCTCTGGGCGGCAGACTATCTCAAGTCAATCGGTAAGGTTAACCGGGTGCTTATCGTAGCCCCCCTGAGTACTCTCTGGGATGTCTGGGAGCAGAATATTTTTGAGTCTTTCCCGATGCGGACTTTCACCACGCTGCACGGAGACAGGAAGAAGCGGTTTGAGCGGCTGAACACGGATCATGATTACTACATTATCAACCATCACGGCGTCAACATCATACAAGAAGCCCTTGAACACAGGCCGGACATTGATCTGGTAATTGTTGATGAGGTGGCCGAGTTCTTTAACCACAAAGCTAAGACTCTATGGAAACCGCTGAACACAGTACTGAATCGTCAAGGGATTAACCGCGCAGCATGGGGTTTGACAGGTACGCCGAACCCGGAAGGGAGGCCTACAGATGCGTTCGGTCAGTGCAAGCTTATTACACCAGAAAATTATCCAGGCCACTTCACCAGCTTCAAAAATGAAACCATGGTCCAAATTACACAGTTCAAGTGGGTGCCGCGAAGAGGTTCGGAGCACATTGTCCACAAGGTTTTGAAACCCTCCATCAGATTTGAGCGGGCAGTCTGCACTGACCTAGAACCCTGTCTGATAGAACGCCGGGCCGAGTTGTCCGCAGAGCAGGAAAAGCACTACAAAGAACTACTCAGATCAGCAGTGACGGAGATAAGAGGGACACAAGTAACCGCACTGAATGCTGCTATATTGATTCAGAAGATCTCTCAGGCCGCTTCAGGAGTTCTATACGGGCAGGGTGGAGAAGTTCTCAGGATAGATTTTGGCCCGAGGTTGAAAGTCCTCGAAGAATTGATAGAGCAGAATCAGGAAAAGGTTGTCATATTCGCTCCGTTTACAGGGGTTTTAGCTGCTTTAGCTGGAGAACTGAAAAAACGTTGGAGTGTCGAGGTTGTCGAAGGAGATACCAGCACAAGCAAGCGAACGCAGATATTCAGAGATTTTCGTAGTAATAAAGATCCTCATATCATATTGGCGCACCCACAATGTATGGCTCACGGCCTGGACCTGACCACAGCTTCAATGATTATCTTCTACGCTCCGCTCTGGTCAAACAAGATTTATTCACAAGCATGCGCCCGCATCGACGGGTCAGGGCAGAAAGTCAAGATTGACATAGCCCACATCTACGCCACCGCCGAAGAACACAGGATTTACAAAGCACTGGCTGAGAAAAAGAAACTTCAAGATGTGGTTCTGGAACTGTCTAAAAATATTCAAGTAAACCCCTTGACACTCTAACCAGTTACTGATAGGGTTTAGCAAATGAAACCAAGAAAACAAAAGTGTGATGAGTGTGGCAGAACTGCCACAAAAGGTATACGAGACGCAGCAAATATGCTGCACTTCTTTTGCTTAAGTCACTGGGAGGAGCATGTCACGTTTACAGGTAACAGCGGAAACCGACCGCATAAACTGCCCAGAATGCGGAAAGGAAGTAAGTATGACCAAAGCAGGTAAGCCGAGGTCACACAAGTGCGACCCAGTACCAGTTCAGCCAGTGCGCAGTGCTGGAGGAGCGATTACCGCCGATATGGTGATTGCTAAGTATGTTGAGACCCGCGACCTGATCGAGGAGAAGAAAAAAGCCTTGGATGCCGAGCTGGCCGATTTGAAAGTAATCCAGGAGAATCGCGCCAACTGGTTAAAAACGCAGATGGATGCTCTTGGAGCAGAAAGTATTAAATCAGTGCACGGTACGTGTTTCATTGACTGGAAAGACTCAGCGACAGTTGCCGACGGGGAAGCTTACAAAGAGTGGGTCTACTCAGACTGGGAGAACCGCAAACACTTTTTGGAGAACCGTGTCAGCAAGACTGCCGTCAAACAGGAGCTTGACGACGGTAGACAACTCCCGCCTGGAGTTAATTACGTCAAGTTTAAAGATGTTAAAATTCGCCGGGCCTGAGCAGCCCACTAACCCGCAAGGAGAGAACACATGAGTAACGCATTAATGATCCCTGAAGCATCTGAAATCCCTTCGTATGCCCTGAACAAGGAACTTGCCAAGCAGATGAATGAAGACGCTGCGGCAGGTATCTCGACCGGAGGGTCTTCACGTATTAAACTATCCGGGAAACAGTTCGTACTGGTAGACGGTAATGGGAATGAGCGCACGATCAAGGCCGGAGAGCTGTTCATGGCACCCGACGGCAATGCATACCTCCCCGCAGTGGTCTTGAGGGCCAAGAAGGAGATCCAGAAGTCATGGTATGCAGGAGCCTTCAACCCCAACGAAGAAGGTCAAAGCCCTGACTGCTTCAGTAACGATGGTTTGACCCCGGAATCTTCAGCACCTATGAAACAGTGCGATAGCTGCGCTGCGTGTCCGCAGAACGCTTACGGGTCAGGAAAAGACCAAGCCGGCAACGCGACCAGAGGTAAAGCTTGCTCAGACAATAAAATTTTGGCTGTGTTCTGCATGAGCAGCGTCTACAAACTGAAGTTACCGCCTGCGTCCCTCAAAAATTTTGGGATGTTTGTCAAGGAACTGACTGCAAGAGGCATCCCGGTTGGTAACGTCAAAGTACTGCTTGGTTTTGCCGAAACTGCTACATTCCCGGTCATTACATTCAAGTTCGGAGGCTTTGTGCCTGAGAATGCGCTTGAGAAACTGTACCAGCTTTCTACAAGTGAAGAGGCTGAGCAGATTGCTCATGACACGATCACCGCCAGCGCTAAAGCACTACCAGCTCTACCTCGAAACACTAAAGATCCTGTGAAGGCTGCTTCTACACCATCTAAAGCTCCTGATAAACCCGCCCCTGCTGACGATTTCGGCATGAACCTTTTTGCCGTTCCCAGCCAGGAAGAGCCAAAAGTAGCTGCTAAAGTTGAAGCAACTGCGGAAGTAAGTTTGTCCGACGCGGATCTGGCAGCTAAACTGGGTCTTTAGTGTTTCGGTGGGGAGCGCATACCTACCACGCTCGAAATGGTAACCTTTTGGATGATAAGGTAAAAACAAT